CTATGAAGATTGCTATGAATTCGGCCTGCCGCAGCGTAACCTGTATGATGGCTACTATGAGGGTGGTGGATCGCCCGGCCAAAACAAGATGGCGCGCGTGTTCGACAGCACCGCCATCAATGCCGTCCAGCGTTTCGCCAACCGCATCCAGTCGGGCCTGTTCCCGCCATACGCCAACTGGTGCCGGCTGGAGCCGGGCGCTGACATCCCGCAGGATCGCGCCATTGAGGCGCAGGCGGCTCTGGATATCTACGCTGAGAAAATGTTTTCGGTACTGCGCCAGTCCAATTTTGATCTGGCGATGGGCGAGTTCCTGCTGGATCTGTCAGTCGGCACTGCCGTCATGCTGATCCAAGACGGCGACGACATGACGCCAATCCGCTTCACGGCTGTCCCGCAGTATCTGGTCGCCATCGAAGAGGGCGCGCACGGCAAGGTGGACAACGTCTACACGGCGGCAGACGATGGCGTTCTGAACCCGCAGACCATCCGCATCGCGCCGGGTGCCATCATTCCTGTGGCGCGCAACGGTGGTCCGCAGGGTGAGAGCTTGCGGCAGATGCCGCGCTCCGGCGACTTTAACGTCAGCCAGATCGTGATCAACGACCTGCGCATGAACATCAAAAAGATCCTGCTGGACGACACCTTGCCGCCAGACAATATGTCGGCCCGGTCTGCCACAGAAATCGCAGAAAGGATGAAGGAGCTGGCCAGCAATCTGGGCAGTGCCTTTGGTCGGTTAATCACCGAGACAATGGTGCCGATGATTGCGCGCATCCTGTATGTGATGGATGAGCGCGGCCTGATTGAGATGCCGCTGAAGGTCAACGGCCTTGAGGTCAAAGTGGTGCCGATCAGCCCCATCGCTCAGGCGCAGAATATGGGCGACATTGAGAAGATCATGCAGTGGGTGCAGATGTCGTCCGCGCTCGGCCCAGAGGGGCAGATGGCGGTCAAGACCGGCAGCATCCCCGACTATGTGGCTGACAAGCTCGGCATCCCGGCAGATCTGCGCACCACCCCGCAGGAACGCCAGCAGATGATGGAGCAGGCAGCAGCAATGATGCAGGCGCAAGCACAGGCAGAGGCTCAGGGCCAAGCGCCGGCACCAGCACCAGAAGGAATGTAATCAATGAACCCTGACGGTTGGGAAGGTCTGCAAGCCGCAGACCCTGAGATCGCGCACAAACAACAGGTGGATAAGGACGACGTTGATCGTCTTTATCTGCGGGTCTTCGGCAGTGAGGATGGGCAAAAGCTGCTCACCCATCTGCGGTCACTGACGATAGAGCAGCCGACTTGGTATCCGGGCGAGGATGCCAGCCACGGCTATGCTAGAGAGGGCCAGAATAGTCTGGTCCGAGAAATCGAGCGGCGTATCAAAAGAGCGAGAGAGCTATGAGCGAAACTGAAGGGCTGCTGGCCGATGCCAAAGTCGAAGGCGACGACAACCAGCAGCAAGCAGAAGAGCAGTCTATTTCACACTTGCAACCAGACACCGAGCCATCGGTTGATAGCGTCACACTGGCGTCAGAGGATGAAGAAATCACCTTTGAGCGGCCAGAGTGGTACCCGGATAAGTTCTGGAATGAGGATGAAGGCCCGGATCTTGAAAATCTGGTCAAGTCTTACAACGAGCTTCAGAAAAAGTTTTCTCAGGGCCAGCATAAGGTTCCGGATGAGTATGATCAGTCTATCTTTACTGAGGCTGGCATTCCAGAGGATGATGAGCTGTATGCCACTTATCGTGACTGGGCGAAGACGCACGGCGTTAGTCAGGCGGCATTTAACGAGCTGGCTGGCAAGTTCATCGAAATGGCTGGCGCGGAAAGCGAACAAGCTGCGATTTCTCACAAAGAGGAGTACGAGAAGCTAGGCCCGAATGCTGATGCCACCATCAAGTCGATGACGACGTGGGCGCAGAGCTTGGTCAACAAGGGCGTCTGGGGCGGCGATGATTTTGAAGAGTTCAAGATTATGGCCGGCACAGCGCAAGGCATGCGCGCCCTGCAAAAGGTGCGCAGCTACTACGGCGACAAGCCGATCCCGGTAGATGTCGGGCCAGTCGATGGCGCGCCATCCAAGGAAGAGCTGTCGGCTATGGTTGCCAAGCCTGAATATCAGAGCGACCCGGCATTCCGCGCAAAAGTCGAGAAGGCTTTTGAACAGGTCTATGGGACTGCGGACTACACCGCGATGTGACTTTGAGGCGGGGGCGTTTACAGCCTCCGCTTTTTTCCCTATAATCCCCCTTGACAGACAATCGCTTTCGACCTGTCAACCCCGCTTGGGGGCGTGGCGCACATGCCCAAGTCGCAGCCCTATATGGACACCTGCTTGGCGAACCAGTGTTAACTTTTGAAATGGAAGGACTGAGAAATGGCAATAGGCATTTCCAACGCTTTCGTTCAGTTGTTCGATGCCGAGGTGAAGCAGGCATATCAGGGCGCACGCGCTCTGGCTGGCGTCACCCGTGAGCGGACAAATGTCGAAGGCAATCAGGTCAAGTTCCCGAAGATCGGTAAAGGCGTTGCCACCGTGCGGGTTCCACAGACCGATGTAACTCCGCTGAACGTGACCTATTCGCAGGTCACTGCAACGATGTCTGACTACATCGCTGCTGAATACAGCGACATCTTCAACCAGCAGAAGGTCAACTTCGACGAGCGCCGTGAGCTTGTTCAGGTTGTCGGTAATGCTATTGGTCGTCGTATGGACCAGCTCGTCATTGACGCGCTGAACGCCGCATCGTCGCCATCCACTGTCGGCACCGACATTGGCGGCAGCGGCACCAACATGAACCTTGCAAAGCTGCTTGCAGCCAAGAAGGCTCTGGACACCAACAACGTACCAGCAGAGGGTCGCTGCATGATCATTCATGCCAATGGCCTGTCCGCGCTTCTTGACGAGACTGAGCTGACCAGCAGCGATTTCGCTACTGTGAAGGCTCTCAGCACTGGCGAGATCGACACGTTCCTCGGCTTCAAGTTCATCACTCTTGGTGATCGTGACGAGGGTGGCCTGCCGCTCCCATCGACCCGCACCTGCTTCGCATTCCACCGCGACGCAATCGGGCTTGGCATCGGCATGAACCAGAAGAGCGAGATCAACTACGTTCCTGAAAAAACGTCGTTCCTCGTGTCTTCGATGTTCTCGGCTGGCGCTATTGCAATCGATGACGAGGGGATCGTTAAGATCTCCGCAACCGAGTAGAGAGGGGTATAGACAATGGCTTTCGTACTTGCTGATTTCACCCCGCTTGGTGGCCAGTCCAAGGCAGGCAACACGCCGGCCCTGTATTGCTACACCACAACCGAGGCTCACACTGATGTTGACGCATCGGGCTATTTCAATGATATGTCTGACACCTTGAAGGTCGGCGACATGATCATTGTCCACGGCTCGACTGGCGGCACCCGCACTGTGACGATGCACATTGTTGTATCAAATGCCTCTGGGGTCGTTGACGTGTCTGACGGCACAGTCATCGGCGCTGTTACTGACAGCGACTAATCTGGCGGGGCAGCTTCGGCTGCCCCCCCTTTTCTTTTTTTGGAGTAGTGCTATGGCGGCTGGCGATACCAAACTATCAATCTGCTCAGACGCCTTGATTATGTTAGGCGCTACTCCGCTTTCTTCATTTGCTACCGGCACAGACGAGGCTCAGGTTGCTGACCGCCTCTATGATGATGTGCGCGACACCTTGCTGATGCAGTATCCATTTAGCTGGACGCTGAAGAAGGTGAAGCTGGCACAGCTTGCCGATGCGCCAATCAATGAATGGAAATACAAGTATCAACTGCCGGGCGATATTCTCGGCAACCCGCGCGCCGTATTCAATACCAGCTCTGTTGGCGGCCGCCCTGTGCGCGACTTTGAGATCTATGCCGGCGGCGTCTACACCAATCTGGAAGAGGTGTGGATCGATTATCAGTTCCGCCCGGAGCCTGCCATCTTCCCGCCATATTTTGTGCGACTGTTGCGCACCGCATTGGCGGCAGAGTTTGCGGAGCCGATCACTGACCAGATCACTAAGGCAGAATACTATCACGGCAAGGCATACGGATCGCCATCCGAGAATATGCGCGGTGGCCTCATGCGCGTTGCTATCAACATCGACGGCGCAAGCCAACCATCGCAAAACATCCAAGAGTTCCCCATAGCCGACATCAGGTACTAGCATGAGCCGCATCATTCAGATCCAGAATGATTTCACCAGCGGTGAGCTAGACCCGAAGCTGCGCGCGCGTACTGACATCGCGCAGTATAAGTCTGGCCTGACCACAGCGCGCAACGTCAGCATCCAGCCGCAGGGCGGTGCCAAGCGCCGCGACGGCACAAAGTTTATTTCGGACCTGCCCAGCACTGCTGCCAATGGGGTTCGGATGATCCCCTTTGAGTTCAGTGTAACTGACAGTTACATGCTGGTGTTCTTCCCAATGCAGGGTTATCCAGATTATGCGAGGATGTACGTTTATAAAAACGGCCAGCAAATCACAAATATTAATGGCACTGGCAATCTTTACTTAAACATCTATCAGTTTGGTCAAGATGAAATACCTGAGATAAATTGGGTACAAAGCGCCGACACTGTGATCATTGTCCACGAGGACATGCCGCCGACCAAGATCGTGCGCGGCGCTACAGACAGCGACTGGACCGCCAGCGTCATCGAGTTTGATCATGTGCCGCTGTATGCGTTTGAGTTTGATGTTCACAGCCCACAATACACCATCACACCGTCTGCTGTGAGCGGCAACATCACCATCACCGCGTCGTCTGTCACCACCGACACAGGGTCGGCGCAGGCTGGCGGCGCTGACACGATCACGCTGAAGGCGGCCAGCAGCTTTACCGCTGACGACCAGCCGAATGGCATGTTCATTGAGATCACCGCCGGCACAGGATCCGGGCAGAAGCGCCACGTCGAGGACTACGTCGCATCGACCAAGGTGGCGACTGTCTACCCGGCGTGGGACACTGCGCCCGATGCAACATCAAACTACGAAATTAAAGCGTTCAGTTCTGCCGCTGTCGGAGAATACGTTACCGCTGAAAATGGATTTGGCCGGGCTAGGATCGTTGAATTTGTCAGCGCCACAAGCGTGAAAGCATATGTAGATATCCCGTTCTTTGACACCAACGCCATTGTGGCAGGCGACTGGAACAGTGAACACGGCTATGAAGAGGTCTGGTCAGCTACGCGCGGCTATCCGCGCAGTGTGACGTTCCACGAGGGTCGCCTGTTCTTTGGCGGCACCAAGAGCCGGCCATCAACACTGTTCGGATCCCGCGTCTCTGATTTCTTCAATTTCAATCCGGGCGAGGCTTTGGCCGATGACGGCGTCGAGGCAACGCTGGACACCGGCACATTCAACGCCATTGTTGATATTTTCTCCGGGCGCAACTTGCAGGTCTTCACGACCGGGGCCGAGTTCTTTGTCCCGCAGACGCTGGACGAGCCGATCACGCCAAGCAACCTGATTGTGAAGCAGCAGACGGCATTCGGCATGAAGCCGGGCATCCGCTTGCAGAACGTGGATGGATCCACGCTGTTCATCCAGCGGCAAGGCAAGGCGCTGCAAGAGTTCGTATTTAGCGACAGCGTGCAAGCCTACACGTCATCCAAGATCTCGCTGCTGTCGTCTCACCTGCTGAAATCGCCAGAGGAGATGGCAGTGCGCGTCGCCACGTCTACCGACGAGGGCGACCGCCTGATGATCGTTAATGGCGATGATGGCAGTATCGCGTGCTACACGCTGCTGCGCAGCCAGAACGTGATCGCGCCGGCAGAGTGGACAACCGACGGCGAGTTCGTCAACATCGGCGTTGATGTGGATGACATCTATGTTGTGGTCAAGCGCACCATCAACGGCTCGGATGTCTACTATGTCGAGCTGTTCGACGCCGATGTGCTGCTGGACAGCGCCAAGACTGGCGGTGCTGCAAGCTCGGTCACGATGGATCACCTAGAGGCTGAGACGGTCAAGATCATCCGCGACGGCGTCATTGAGCCTGACCAGACGGTGCCGGGATCACCTTACACTGTGACCTTTGCCACAGCGGCCACTAGCAGCTATCAGGTGGGCATTAACTTCACCCCAGAGGTAAAGACACTGCCGGTGGAGCCAAACCTGTCCAGCGGCTCCCTGAAGGGTTTCAAGAAGCGCATTTTTGAGGTGAATGCCGAGCTGTTCGAGACGCAGGCGCTGACGATCAATGGCAAGCTGGTGCCGTTCAGGAATTTTGGTGGCGGTGTTCTGGACAGCTCGGTTGAGGAATTTACCGGCATCAAGACATTGCACGGCATTCTGGGGTATACTTATGATGGGCAGATCACCATCGGCCAGACGGTGCCGCTGAAGATGACACTGCTGGGTATCGATTACAAAGTGAGCGCGGGACAGTAGGATGGGTGCAGGTGCAGCAATGCCGCTGATGGCGGCGTCAGCTTTCATGTCATTGCAAGCGGCAGGCACGCAGGCGCGTGGCCTTGCTGCGCAGGGCGCGTATGCGCGACTGCAAGCAAAGCAGGAAAGTCTGAAATATAAGCAGAACGCTGTTGCTGTTCTGGACAACATTCTTCAGACATCGGCAACAATCACCGCCAAGGCGGCTATGGGCGGCGTGGATCCCTTCAGCGGGTCTGCCAAGGCGTTGCGCGACTATGCTGTCGCCAAGGGCGCACAGGAGCTTTACACGACGCAGGAGGGCGAGATCATCGCGCTTGCCGGCGGCAGAATGCAACAGCAGCAGTACGGCGCTCAGGCGGCTGCCGCGCGGCAGGCTGGCTTTGCCAGCGCCATTGGCAGCTTGGGCTACGGCTTGCAGATGCAGCAAAGCATAGGAGGTCCGGGTGGCACGATTACCTAGATACCGGCCGCTGGGGGCGCGTATCTCCAGCCTGCCAACGGTAGACTATGCCGGCACAGCACGCGCACAGGCGCGGGTGGCACAGAGTATCGGGCAACAGCTCGACCGTATGGCCAGCGTTGCATTCCGCGAGGCCGAGATGCAGGCCAAGATTGAAGGCGCTGAATACGGCGCTACCAATGCGCCGACAGCGCAAGAGCTGCTGGATATGCAGAGCGAGGAAGAGCGCGCCGAGCTGATGCCGGGCGGCACTGGCACTGTCTATGACCGCGCGGCACGCGAGGCAGCACTGCGGGTCATCGGCGTTAATCTTGAGACGGCAGCGCGTGACGAGATCGCCACGGCGCGCATCAACGCAAAAAACAATTTCACGCCAGTTGATCAGCTACAGACTGAGATCGACGGCATCATCAATGGCTACAGCGGCGCGCTGTATGATATATCTCCGGCGTCTGCCCCGCAGCTCCGCGCGTCTTTGGCTAGTGTAGGCAACAGCGCGGCCATTGCTCACACCACGCTGATGGCTGACCAAGCAAAGAAGGCGGCAGAGTTCAATGCCACCAAGGGGATGGAGGGGATTGTCAATGATATCCAGCCCCGCGTCTACGCTGCGGCAACAAAGAGCGCGGACGAGGTTCTCAACATTGTCACGTCCGAACGCCAAAAGATTATACAGCTTGCCGACATCATCGATGACGATGCCAAGCTGGCTCAATATATGGGCGACCTAAACCAAGGCGTGGATAAGGCGCTTGTTGGTGTTGTCACAGACTGGGCGGCGCAAGACCCGATGAAGCACCGGCAGCAGTGGATTGACGGCAAGGTTGAGGATGTTGCCGTTAAAAACGTGATGGCGCTGATGACGCCTGAGCAAAGGCGCGATGCGTTCAAGGCAATCAACCAAGCTGAGAGCGATTACTATTCCCGCCTGTCGCAGCAAGAGGCTGTGATTGAAAGAGAGAACAAGGCAGAAATCACCCGCCTTGTTGGCGAGTTCAATAAAGTTCTTATCAACGGCAATATACAAGATGTAGACCGCCTCTTTGGCCTTCTCAATCCGCTAGATCCAGACAAAGCTATGTCAATGCGGGACGCATTTTACCAAAGCGGTGGCACAGATGAATTGCAGACTGTGTATGACTTGCAGCTTGCGTCGTCTCAGGGTCGGCTGACTGAGGACATGATCCTAGACGCCATCAATAGCCGGCGTCTCAGCAAAACATCATCCGGCACGTTCTTCAATGCACTGGCATCGCAAAACAACGCCGAGCATCAGGACGCGATGCGACTGGTGCGCGCCGAGTTTGGCATCCCAGACAGTGGCATGTTTGTTCTTGATGAGGGCGGGTTGCGTGCCGAGGCGATGCAGACTGTCGCGCGGTTCCAGTCCGAGTTGATCAAAGCGGAGCGCGCAGATCCGAATGTTGATCGCATTGCTCTTGCCGAAGCATTTATCGCCAAAGGTAACGCTCAAAAGGCGCTTAAGGGTGAGCTTTCCACCTTGAAAAATAGCGTCAACCAAGTATTCAACGACATTTTGGTAGGCGTTGATAGGGACGACAGGGCGGCAGTCGTGGCTGCTTCCTTGGCAGAAGGCAAGCGCAACCCCAATCATAAACACGATAAATTTATGGAAAATATCAACAGAATTGATGAGATCAACGCGACGCTGGGGGCAGCGCAATGAACCAGCTAGAAAAAGAAATGCTGAACACGCAGCTTGCGCTGGAGAGTGGCGTGAAGCTGCAAACCACTGTCGGCGATGACGGCATGACCTACTCCGAGGTGTTCATCCCAGAGGCGCAAGGTTTTTACACTGAGGGCGATGCGCCGACGATGCGTGAGCTTGGCGTGACTGGCGACCCGGCAAAGGTTGCCGGCGCTGGCGCTGCCACTGTTGGTGGTCTAGGGGTGGGCGGCCTTAGCGGCATTGCCGGGCTGGTGCCAGATCTTTTGTCTATGGCGGCGGGGCCAGAGCTGCAATCATTTGCGGATGAGTTCAAGGCGCAATACGGCACTGAGGCGTGGCGCGAGTATGCTTTTGGTGAGATCGATAAGCTCGACATCCCAGAGCAATACAAATTCCTTATGAAGGACGCAGCAATGGTCGGCGAGGTCACTGGCCTGCCGGGTGCCATTCCTGTTGCCAAGGGTGGCGTGAAAGCAGCCGAGGCAATCGGCGAGGCTGTCAGCGACTACGCCGCAGGCGCGCCTGCTCGGATAGCGGAGCGCCAAGGGGGCGTTACGCTGGGTATGGGCGTGGATCCGACTGAGCTGGTCGATGAGGCTATTGTGGCTGGCCAGAAGCTGATGGGAAGAGGCGGCAAAACAACCGAGGAATTGACCAAGGTTTCCACCACATTGCCGCGTGTTGGATCTGCTGAGTTTCCTGTTGAAAACATAGCCGGCAAAAAAGTGGTATTTGTGCCGGCTGATATGCTTGATTTTGGCAGAGCATATGAAGGTTTGTCTGAGGCACCGATAGAGCCGCGTGCGCTTATGGGCGGATCTGGATATGGAACCTTGGCCGAATCTCGCCGGCAAGGACTAGGTTTTGCATCCCTTGATCCCAAGATAGCAAAGCGCATTGCCGATAGTGGCGCTGACTATATGCTGATTTCAACAATGTCTCCAAGGGCGCATAGGTCAAATATTGACTTTGCGACGATCTTGCACCGGCAGATGAAAGCATACGCTGATGAAGGTTACATTACGCCAGAAAACCAAGCCGCGATTGCTAAGGGCTTGAGCGAAAAATTTGAAGGCATGCCAAACATTTTCTCTGATGAGGCATTGCCGTGGCTGGAAAGCAAATCTTTTGAGGTCCGCGCCGCCGTAGCAGACACGATTGACGGCGCTACATATAGAGATCTCGGCGCTCCACCTGTCAGCCGAATGATAAATGAAACAATCAACCCAACAGAGGCTGGTTATCAAATCGGGCAGGGGTCTGTTCTTGTCAAAATTGATAACAAGGCTCCTGTTGATGTCAGGGAAATGGAGGGCGGCGTCGCTCACCCATCGTATCCAATCGGCCTCTTTGGTAAGCCTGTGGCATCGATACCGTATGGCGTTAAATCAGACGATATTTTTGACGAATTTTTGCAAGGTAAGATGGCGGCTGGCAGCACCAAGGCGTCTGCCCATAGGGCGCTGACAATGTCGTTGCCGACTGTGGAGTTGACGCCTGAGCGCCTTGCTAAAATTCCAACAGCACAACCCGGCTTTGTTAGAAGCGCCCGGCAGGCACAACTGTTGCAAGATGTAAAACAAGGCAACTGGAGGACAACCGCAAACCCTGTTGGCCCAGCACAAAATAGAAACCCGACTGGTCTCGGCCCCGCTGAGATCATAAAGGCTGTGCAAGAAAACGAGCTTTCAGCCAGTCTGTCTACATACACAAAATCTGAGCTTGCGGCCAAAGCCAAAAGCGGTGAGCTTATTTTTTATGGGCTGGGACAGGCCGGCAAATCTGGCACAGAAGGCAAGGTATATTTCGGCCTTGCCAAAAATACTGACTATTCAGAATATGGCGCAACCAGCCCAGAGTTAACGCCGAATGAAACTGCCATTGTCGGCGTCATGAATAATGAGGCTGGTGCTGTCCGCAAGGGAATAGGGGCGGCGTCAATACTAAAAGCCCTTCAAGAAGGAGCGACCGTTCTTGATTGCTATGCGGTGCCGACTGCCAAAAACAAAGGCGGGTTTCTGCCGGACTATTACAGCCAATTCGGGTTTGAAGAAGTTGACCGCATTCCTTACAATGAAAAATTCTTGCGAGACCCAGAGTTTGGGGGTAGTGAAGAAAAGTATAAAAAAATCACAAGGCAATGGAGGTCTACTGGGTGGGATGAAAGTGTCGGCTACCCAGATCTTGTGATTATGAAATGGAAAGGGGACGACAGTGTTCGACCAACAGCAACAGATCGCTTTATCGCAGAAGGTCCAGACGGTCTTAGGCGACCGACTTATGAATATGTCCAAGCCGCAGGCGACGGTACTCAACAACGCGCTGGACAGGGTTCTGCTGGCGAACAAGGGGGACGCATCGAAGGTGACGCCGGAAGAGATAGAGGGCGCGCTGGAGATGGTCGAGGAGGTATGGGGACCAGCCTTCAACGAGGAATTTCTGAGCTTGAAACAATAGACCCTGTGAGCCGCCGCGCTCTTGGGTTGGAGGGCGAATGATGGCGCGCATCACTGAAGATCTGGACGAGATGCAGGTTGCTGCGGAGCTGGAGCAGCAGTCTATGGTTGCGCCCGGTGATGTGCCGCAAGTAGAGACGCCGCCAGCCATTGAGGCTATTGAGGGCGCGGAGCCTATCGCCACCACAGAGGCAGAGCCAGTGCAGGTGGCGGCCCTTCCTGACGTGTTTGCGCTTGGCGGCAAACTGATGGGCAAGGCCAAGGAGCGCGTCAAAGAGGCTGAGAGGCGCATGACGCCCGGCGTGCCGGCAGAGCCAGTGCAGACCATTGGCGGCGCTACTGTGGTGCGTCAGGCAGATCCAGCAGACATTGCGGCGCTGGATGAGATCCTCGAAGGTGACTACACCAAGGGCTTGAACCTGCCAGCCATTATGACGGCATCCGGCGACTTTGATCTCGCCGGCTACATGCAGCAGGTCAAGAACCTAAACAAGGATCTGTTCGAGAGTGCGCGGCGCGGCACGCTCAACTATGAGAAGCTGCTGGATCTTGCCGAGCAGCAAGGCACTGACCGCGTCCTGCAAAAGTGGCTGACGCGAGAACCGGGCGCAGGCGAGACGGCAGAGGATGTGTTGGCTGGCCTGATTTTGGCGCGAGATCTGACGCGGCAGACAGCCAAGGCGTTTGAAGATGCGCGCGCTGCCAATGACCCAGAGACGCGCCGCAAGCTCTTTGCCAATGCCGCGCAGTATATGACGATGGAATTCACGCTATACTCCAACCTGTCGGGCGCGACTAGTGAGGCTGGGCGCTTGCTGTATTCTATGCAGCAGGCACAGAAGGTCGGCGTCGATGTGCGGCGCGGTGATGAGCTGATGAAGATCTTGGAGCAAGAGGGCGTCGATGTTGAGCATCTCGGCGAGATGTACCTTGCCATCCCAGCGGCGTCCCGCCCACAGGTGGTGCAGGGTCTGTTTAGCAAGGGCGGCGATG